AAATTTATTCATTTTCCCTTTTTTATAGTTCTATCAGGTGCAGGAAAACCAAACTGCATAATAAAGCTGTCGTGTGTTTTTGGGTTATACATCTTCATTTAATTCTTTTTTTAATATGTTTCTTACTTTATCTATTGTTGAAAATATACTATTGCGACTTATCCTAGTCTTTGCAGCTAGTGAATCTAAAGTTTCGCCTGAATAATATAACTTAAATAATTCCCTGTCGTACCAATAATCTATCTTGTCAAGCTCCTTGTCAATTAATTCTAGCCTTTCTATTTTTGTATTGTCTGTTTCTTCTGCCATATTATAAATACTTTTGTGAAAATTATCAGGAGATGTGTGTGTCATATTTACTCCATACAAATTAGTATAATATTTTTCATATTTATAATAAAAATTACTCCTTTTACTTGTTAATGACCTTCTTAATGCTACTGCTCCATATTTTGTGATTCCTAAAATACCATCTTTATCATAAATTGATTGCAATACAGAGGGGGTCATATTAAGGAAATAAAGCATTAATTCCTGAACCGCCTCATTTACTTTATTCTCATCAGTTGTGATACCATAAGCCATTGTCCTGAATTTATCAGTTAGCTTTGCTATCTCAATATATATATCAGTCATTTCTTGGTTCTAAACTATCTAGCCTATCAGCTGTTTCTCTAAGTAGTTGTTCTAAGACTAGCCGACAAGCCCTTATAGATGCTGCATTGCTTTTAGTTTCTACACCTGCAAAGAAGCCATTGGTGGCAACTGAAACATTTATAGGGATTATCATAAGCCAATCATAAAAACTTTTTTCTTCTCTTGTGCCTTCTCCATACGCATTAGAATACTCCATTATTACATCTATGACTTCTAGATAATTATTAAGTCTGGATTGTGTTGTGATGTCCTGAACAAACTCTTTGCACATAGATACATAAACTTCAACTATTGACTTGTGTTCTTCACTTGAATAAATTGGCTTATGCATACGCCAAAGATATTAAAAAAGTTACTCTATTCCTTTCTCTTTTTTTAATTTATTAACAGCATCTTTGTAATAACTTATCTTATCTTCATAATCTATCCTAGAAAGTTTTAATATTTGCCTTGATTTTTGTTGTAGTTCTTCAGCAGTTCCTTCTCCATATTCATAGTCTAAAGCCTTACTGAATTTATACTGTTCTCCTTGACCGAAAAGATTATCTGCTGCTGACTGTGGCTGTACATTGACCTCACACCACCGAGTTGATAAGCATTTTCTGGAAATAAAATGACCTGCGTGTATGTTTTTGTAATGGTATAAACGCCCTGATGTATAGCACTTCACAAAACCCATATAATCAGCATCTCTAAGTCTGATGTAAAGGCTAAAAAATTTGTCTAGTTCTTTTTTTAGTTTACTAATTGTTACCATAAATATTCTTTTATCACCTCTTTATATATTGGTGCATATATATATTTAGAAATTGTAGTTTTTCTTCCGAATCTAGTTTCTTTAGTTATTGGCAAACTATCTATATCATAACCATTTTTTCTATGATTAAATATGATTGCTGAAAGTCTAGTAGCCCCATACTCTTTAATAGCCTCATAACTTGTAATACTTCCATAATTCTTTAAGTGCCAAAGAACTGCATCTGATTGACTTTTTACTTGTCCTTCTGTAATTGTAATTGTTTTCATTCTCTAATTTTTCTTATTATCCACAGGACTATTCCTGCTATTATTACCCACCCTTTCATTTTAGTAGTTTCCTTTGCTCATCAATAATCCCTCTTACCTCTTTATTTATAGCATGATAAGAGCCTTCTTTCATTTTAGCCTGACCATCCCAAATTAATTGTTTCATAGTATAAAGCCACTTACTCATAGTCTGTATATTTATATGAAAGACCTCAGTATTTGTAGTGCCATTATAAAAAGCAATTTCTACTGTTTCCCAAGTAAATGTTTTATATCTATTTTCTAGTAATTCACTTAATAAAAAACTCATAGATTCTAGTGTTTCACCTCCTGGAGTTTGACCAAGTGAGGTATAAGTCTTTGTAAGCAGTCTTACACATAATCTAGTTAATTCTACTTTTTCTATTTTTTCAATCATGTCCATTTAATTTATTTAATACATTTTTCATGGTATCTATGTTTTTAGTTAGTTTATTTTTATTAATTTTAATAGGCTTCCATTTCTTTTCATTAGCTATCCAATTTTTTAATCTCAGTTTTGTACTCCAAGTCTTGCAAAGCTCCCATTTCATATTTGGATTTGTTTTACTTTGAGTTGGTTCTGACCAATAATCAATAAATCCATTTAAAATATTTTTATCATAATCAAAAGACATAACTTCTAAAATAAAAGATTCTCGCCTATTAGATATATTAATATTAATACTTGTATTGTTAATACTTGTATTGTTATCTTTAACAATTTTGTTAATAGGGCTTATAACATCATTGTTAATACCCCCCCCACATAATTGTAAATACCTCTTATCAATTTCTTTAGTACCCTTAATGTAAATTATTTGTCTATTAATAAAGCCATGCTTAACTAAACTACTAATCCATCTGCTTATTGTTACTGTTGAAACCTCATAAAGACTTGAAAAGTATTTATTACTTGCCCAACATCTATTCTCTTTTTTGGATAAGGCAGTTATCTCTGCATAAAGCAACTTAGCATTTGGTGTTAAGTTTTTATTATATCTTACTTCAGCAGGGATAACTGCATAATAGTTTGGCTTCTCCATTAAATAATCTCTAAGTTATATTTACAATCTTGGAGGGCTAACTTACATAATTCTAATTGATTGTAGAAGTCTTTATAAGAAACTTTAATATCTGCTTCAACTTTGCCTGATGTTATCCTTATTATTGTCTGATGTTTATTACTACTTTCAACTCCTTTATCTTTTAGGTATTGTTTTAAATGATTTAAGTCAGTAAATATTCTTTTTGAATCCTGAATATTAGAGTATGCATTGAATACCAGATTAAAAATCTCTCTATATTTAGGAAAAGACCTGTAATTAGATTTATGCATTTTTTCATAGTGATATATTAAGCTTCTATCTCTTTTGAGTTCTTTAGCAATTATCTCTCTCTTTGTTTCATCAACTATCCTAGATATTACACTAACCACACTTCTTGGTATTTGGTATTCGCTTTTTCTACTTCTGTATGAAAGAGAACCTTTACGCAACCCCACCAATGATGTGGTGAGGTTACATAGGTTTTTAAAGTTTTGCTCTGCTATCATCTTAAAATGGGTCATTGTCAGCAGTAACAAAGTCATTATTTACTTCAGCATTACTTTGATTTGTAAAATGGTAACCATCTATATTGTGAAAGTATCTACCTTTGTATTCTCTTGAATAAACATTGCACAAAATAGCTACTGTCATTCCCTCCTCTAACATATTCATTTTTGCAACCTTATCACCAAAAGCACTAACACATACTAAGTTATTAAATTCACCTCCTGTATCAATTACAATAGATTGCTTTTGCCATTCTTTACCTGCTTTACTTGTTCCAGATTCTAATTCAAGTATCTGTACTAATTTTCCTTTTACTTCCATGATTTTTTATTTATTTTAATTATTATTATTTTTGTTTTAATTTAATACGTGTATTTGTTATCATTTCAGATAGTTTTTCTGATTGTTTAGCTGTCATAATATAATTATTCATCTTTTCATATACCACATTTCCTTTACCTGTATTTATTGCTTCCAACATTGCATTGTAAATGTCAGTAGTCATGACACAATTAGTTTTAGCAATTGGCTCATTTACTTTATTACTATCAGCATCTTTAGTGTCATCTAGCAAAAAGAGGTTTCCAAGTGCATACTTCTTAGCATAAGAACTACTACTACCAAAACTTTGTGCTATATCCATTCCTTTTCTATCAGGATTAATACCTGCCTGAGATTCTACTGATATAGTAGTTTCGCCATCAGAAATAGTAGCCTTAGAATTTAAAACTAAGTACCCTGCAATTTCCTTTGTGGTTTCTGTAAAAGTTAAGTAACAACCATACTTCTTTAATAATGGTTTAACAGCTTCTAAGATATCTTCAGCACTTCTGTAATTATACTTACCAAAACTGTTAAATTGGCTCTTAGGAGCTTTTAATTCGCTTTGTATAGCTATTAAATAATCCTCTTTCGTTTTTGTTTTCATATTAGTTGCCTGTATTAGTGGTTAGGACTTTTACCTGTTAATAATTGTGTTCAAAAATATAAAATTATTTTAACTTTATATGTTTATCTAAATTCCATTCTGTTTTGTCTATCATTTCTTTACAACCACCACATGTGATAGCTGACCAAGTAAAGTGATATACTCTATTAGATGCATCACACTTAGGACAATATATTGCCTTGCCATCATACTTATTTGCTCTTGTGTATCTAGTTACTTTTGCCATTATCTTATATTTATTATTAATGCTTTGTTTTTATATTGTTTTTTATATTCTTTCAGTCTTTCTTTGTCCTTAAAGTCATATCCCTCATCAACATTAAGTCCTGAAACCTCACAGTAGTGATTAAAAGCCTTGTCTATTTGCTTTCTAGTTCCAAAGATTCTAATTGCTTGACTGTAGTCTTGTATATCATTATCATAACAACCAAATTGTCTATTCCATTTTGAGTTAGATGCAAAGTTGCCATTAGGATAAAAGTAGTATGAATCGCATTCTAGTATCATAATTAATAGTTTAAGTGTAAGTGTAATAAAAAAGAAGATATAACTAAAGCGACAAGCCCTAAACAACATAAGACAAATTTTGCTTGACTTATTTCATTAGTACTATCATCAATAGAATAATCTTCTTCTAAGTTAATGTATTGTCCGTTAGCATTTTTAGAGTAAAAGAAATCTGCTGCTCCTTTACCGCTCAGGTTAAAGCTATGACCTGTTTTTTTGTTTGTAATTTTCATCTAGTTTTTTTTTAGTTTATTTCGTTTTAATTATGAAGCAAAGATACACCTTTTGAGTTATTCACACAATTATAAACAGTTTAATTTACAAAGTTATTAACAATTATAGTGTTAATAGTGTTTTGACTAGATAAGCAACTTTAACTGCTGTCTAGTATATAGGTATCAAAAAGTTGTGAAAGTGCCTGAAACGGCTAAAGGGTACTATAAATTAAGCAATATAACAACTACTATAATAAGCAGATATATTCCAAAGACTTGCCATGTGATGTCTTTCTTCATAATTCCATTGGCTCTAAAATCGGCAAACGCCCATTGTCTAAAACGACCCCTACTGCTATAATGGGTTTTTTGGTGAAATTTTTTGCATAGTTTGCAGCATAAGAAAAAACATCAAACGCTGCTCCTAATTGCATAGACCATAAGAGTTCATCTTTATTGGCATGATAGATAATTGATGTTTCAGTATGTATATGACCCTGAACAATTTTTGTGTTCCAATTGATAGCCCTATTGATAGCCCCATTTCTGCCTGAGCTACCTGTACCGTGAACATACATAACGCCATCTATATTGAATTTGTCAGCCCACACCCAACCTGGAGTGCCTAAAACTTCGTTAAAGTCTTTTAGCCATACGTTTGATAGTCCTGAAGCTACTAATTTTCTACTTATAATGGCATCATGATTTCCAATACATACAGTAGCTATTGGCCATTCTTCCCAAAAAGGCTTTATCTGTTCAATAGCTAAAGACAGTTCATCACCTGCACTTTTGCCATCAGGACATATCTCATGAAATGAGGAAAATGAATTATCTAACAAATCACCTGTAAAATGAACAGCATTACAATTCCATTTATCATAGATATACTTGCAGTGGTCTAAAAAGCCAGGCTCAATGAAAGGGGCATGTAAATCTGGTATGATTAACAGCCTCCTCTCATCATTAGCCCTCATTTTTTCTAGTGCCACAATCTCATGTGGCTTTAATCTAAATCTATTATTTTGCACTATCTGCAATCCCTTGACCTACCACTAGGGTAAGACAGGCATAGAATAAGTTAGTAGCAGTTGCTTCATCAACTCCTAAGTATGTAACTAATATTGGTACTACGATACTACTTATTGCATACCAAAACTTTTTGCTTTTTAACATTTGTCCGATTAAAAAATTCTTAAACATAATTATTTATTTTTGATTATTAAATTAATATTTGAGCCGCCCAAATTTATGATTTCTTTCATAAGTAAATCCATTGCTAAAGTTGAATTATGAACAATATTGTGTTGGCTTCCCTGACCTACTAGAATGCAACCCCTTGTGTCTTTAGCTGAATTACCACGATGGAATAATATAAATGAGCGGTCTTTTACTTCTTGAACTAATAAGTGTAAATATTCTCTTGTTGCTGATTCTCTTGGATATCTTATCCTTACTTTATAACTACCTGTTGGAATACAGGATATACTTCTTTGATTATCTCTATATGGCAATTCTAAAGTATCACAAAATCTTTCTCCATCAATAAACAATTCCCCAATAGTAGATTCATCAGTAAATGTATCTCTAAGGATTAAGAGATTAACGCCCTTGCCCACGATAGGTGTTTTTATCTTGCTTTGAGTGTCTACCCTTACGCTTCTTTCCATTGCGCTTAGAAGCGCTCTTAACCACCTTAGAAGCCATTTATTTATTCTTTTCAAACTTAATGAATTTGTAAATAGTAAAAACTATTGCAAGTGTCAGCGAAACAAGTGTTAAAATCTCGTTACAGTCTGTTATGCTGAAGCCAATAGCTGAGCCGTTAGCTAACCCTACTTGTATTGTGTCTTTTAGATTTGTCATTATTATTTAATTTAGGCTTGGTTTCCAAGTAGGATTTTAGCTTAGTTATATTTATTGATTTTGGTTTGTAGTGTTTCTTCATTAATCTGATGCAGATAAAAAGTTTCTTAAAGTAAGTTTATTTCCTTGTGGTGGTGTTTCAAGATTCATGCCGTTGTAGTAGTTTTCACTTGAAGGGCTGACATCTGCACCTGTATTGGTTGAGTAGGCAGGAAAACTAGATGAATTATTACATATATAGTCTATCAGGCGTTCACGATAATAACTTGCTGTATTAAGCACCTCTTCCCGAAGGTGTTGGCTCTCTTCCGTTGATAAGGAATTACCTGTTTCTGAGGTTTTGGAATAAATATTCCCATTCTCAAATTTAAACCTAAGATAAGGAATAGCCATATAGACACTATATCCTGGCAAACAGTCCGAAATATAATCATCTACTAAGGTCTTATCTGCTCCTGCTAAAGTACCTGCTGTAATTTGAGCTTTAAGGTGGTCTGAAAGGTCTGTGCCTAGAGCTGTTTCAATATGGAGCTTCTGTGCTTCACGCACAAAAGGGAGCAAAATGGCAGGGTCAATATTAAGGTTCAATGCTGTTGAATCCTTTAGTTTCTGTTCTGATATAAAAAGTACGTAGCTCATAATTCTCTAATTTAAAAATCCATTATTTTTCATTGTCTTAGGGGCTTTTGCTACCAAAGGACTATTTTTTTTTAATGTAAACCCCTCGCTAATTGCTTTTGCTTCAGATATTATCTGCTTACTATTAATATCAGCTTTAGCATTTCTTAGTGATGTTTTGTAAATCTTACGCTCCCAAAAATGATGACAGTTCCCACCTCCTTTATAAAATTTGTGTTTTGAACAATTATTTAACCATATAGAATAGGTAGCACTATTCCCTTTAGGCCCCCAACCTTTATTTACAGGCTTCCCTGTTAATTGTAAAATATCCTCCTTACGATATATTTTTTTGGCATTCATCATAAGTCTGCAAAACTCTCTTGTTTCTCCCTCTTGACTTAATGCAGTATCTTTAGTGTAAAAGTATCGGACTTTGTAGTATTCATTGTAAGATTCATTAACTCCATCTTGATTGCTACTTGCATTTGGTCTAGCAGTTCCTGTTGATGCTAGTTCTGTTTTCCCTTCAACTAATTTATTTAATTCAGCTTCAAAGTCAAAATCTTCATGCTCACCATTAACATTTTCTTCATCTATCAACTCCCAATCTTCTGACATATCCTCACCAAACTCTTCAATAAATCTAGATAGTTCTGTTGCCTCTTCATGCCCCTCACAAGCCATATAGCCTGTTGTACCATCTAAATCATGCTCATGGTACCCTACACACCCTAAAGTCTTAGAATGCGCCTCAGCCTCTTCTATGGTGCTAAAAACAGGCTTCCCATCTACCATACCAACTTTACTAAAATCCTCTCTTACTTCTACATCTACATCTAAAGGTTCATATCCCATTTCTTCACGAATCTCATTAGGTGTTAAAACAGCAGCCAAATCTTGATTTGTAAATTTAGTTGTTATTGGTTTAAGCTGAACAAACTGAACAGGCATATCCATATCATTTACCTTGAAGATTTTACTTAATACTTTTAGGATTCTATTTTGGAAATTTACAATTACAGTATTATGATAAAAATTAGCCGCTGAATTTAGTTCATCAGCATTTGAAGAAAACCCATTTCCTGAATCTAAGCCCATTAATGTTTTACTCGTAATTCTGTGTCCTGATGTGATGTTAGAAACTAGAAGTTCTTGGAGTGCCAAAAATTGCTTATCCAAATCACTAGGACTTATTGGTGTTATTTCAGGAACTCTTGTTTTATCATCTGAAAAAGTCAAGATGAATTTTCCTGCATTATTTTCTCCTGTAAATTTAGAGGCTAAACTTCTTTCTATTTCGTTTCTCTCTTCAGCCGTTGGAATTCCATTTGCAAAAGAAATCATATAGCTGCCTGAAAATCCATTGCTCACATTCTGGAGGTGAAATTCTGAAACTTTACCATCTATAAGCGCCCAATTATTACAAGAAACGTAATCAGGAATATAATAAGAGTTCATGTTAGGACTATAAAGCCCTGCATAAAGTATTTGATTTGCTGAAGTTCTGTCATTAGGATTAAAAGCAGGAACATAATAAGGCTTATTTTGTCTTGTATTTGTCCAATCAGAACTTATATAAAACCCTGTTGTCTTTCCAAACTCATCAGGCTTTGCACACCTTAATTTAGAAACATCTACATGGTAGACTTCAGCTATTTGTGTTCTATCTTGAGAATATACTATGTTAAGGGCGAAACCACCTTGTAACTTAAAGTCAAAAGAAGCCTTCACTAATACCTCATGTAGTGTTTCATTGCCATTTGCACTATCTAAAAAGTGTTGTAATTTTACTCTAGCTTCTAAATCTCTTTCTTCTTCATCTTCAATTATAAGGTCTTTCCCACTTATCATCTCGCTAGTTGCGTTGATAATAGCAGCAGAAATACTACTTGAATAGTAAAGGTCTATAAGGAATTGAGGGTATAAGTTCGCCCAATCCCCATTTGCATCACCATAAGAAATCCAATCCCTACCACGAACCTCTGCAACAACAGGAGCTGTTGAAGTTTCTAAATTTACACTAATAATTTTATCTTTCATATTTTTTGTTTTATAAACTAGCTAGTCTATCATTAACATTTGCACTTAATGAGGCACTAGAATTTTTGTAAATCTGTATTTCTGTGATATTCCCATTATAAGGATTGTTGGCAGGTTGTCTTATACCTATTGCATCAATATCAACTGTTCCTGTCTTAGTGTCTGTGTCAGCTTGAAGAACTCCATTCCACCACATAGAAAGTAAGCCACTTACTCTTGTTAAGACTAAATATCCTGAACTCCATACATCTGTTCCATCTAAAGTTAAATCTACTGCCCCTGTATTGTCTATTTTTACCCTTAAAGTAGTAGTGTTTATTATCCTTAACCATTCTCCTGCTGTTGTAACATCAGCCAGAACAGTTCCAAAAGGAGTAACAGGGCTAAGTTTTACGCCAACTGTAAAGTCTGCTGTAATACTCATTTGACTTGAAGAAGAAAGGTGTTCTCCTGTGCCATCAAACTCTAGGTATTCTCCTGCTACATTCCATTCAGGCATTTTAGCCGCATCTGTTTGAGCCATGTGATAAGCATTACCAGATGAATCTTCCCAATTTGAAACATCAGCACCACTTAATGTAATCCCTGTATTTTTTTGATACCACGAAAGTAGGTCAGCATCATCAGTAGGCAACCATGACCCCCCAAGACTTTTAGAAGATACTAAACTTAATGCTTGTTTAAGTGCTAACATTATATAGGCTGTTCGTAATAACAAAGACCAACACCACTAGCTAAATCTACTGCTGTGACATTAAGAAAAATTGTTGTTCCTGCTGCCATTGTTGCTCCATGAAGATTTGTTATATCACTTCCACCTCCTGCAATTGCATTAGCTGCTGCTATTGTAGTTATAACACTTTCCACAGGAAAATGAATACAATAATAATCTTTACCTGTCATTGCAGTTGTGCTTATTACATCACATCTATTTTTTCCCATTTGCTCTGTTAAAAGCTGTTGTACGTTTTCTATTGCCATTTTATTTATTTATTTATTAACCTGTATATATATAATTGTTTTCTTGAATACTAGCCACAATACTAGCTGTTTGTGTTTCCCCTACACTTGAAAGAGTCACAGAAGGGGCTTCTGTATATCCATTTCCTGCATTTATTATTGTAACTGTATCTACTACTCCTGCTAATATAGTGCAGGTTGCTGTTGCTTGTGTTATATTATCACCTACTATTGTGATTGTAGGGGCTATACCATAACCAGAACCACCATAAGCTATATCTAAAGTAATAACATGACCACCATTTTGAGTATATTGCACTTCTTCAGTTCCTGTCTGCTCTGAAACTAAAAGCTTCCCCTTTGTAACCAACCCCTCTACAATTCCAAATCTAGGATTCACAGGGAGCATAACAGCTAACTCTGTTGCAGGGGCTAAATATTCTGTAAGTGCTACAAATGTTAAAAAGCTAACTTCATAAGCTTCATATTTCCAATACCCAGAAGGCTTTAAATCTACTCTTCCTAAATATACATCAGGAACTGCGTTATAGCTAAACTCTAATCTTGTGTATCTATTAAAGATATTCTCTGTTGAAGCATAAGCATACTGAATCTCTCCGCTCATATCATTAGTAAACTTTACTAAGTGTTTTATATCATCAGAATTTGCTGCTGTATTAATACGAGTGTCCTCTGTTTGTATGTAAGCTATAAAATTTGTATTGGTTGTTACTTGTATCATAATTAGGGTACCTATTATATAATAGAAAAAGTCTGAATTTATTTGCTTATAGAGGTTTATAGAAAAGAAAAAGAGGGTATAAAACCCTCTTAATCAAAAATATATGAAAACTAAATAAGATTATAAATTTGTTGAAATAATAGGAATTGCTACTCCTGCATCTGCATTATCAAAAGGCGTTGCACTATAGTCCACCATCATTGCAAAAGGCTCTTGCTCCATGCCATCAAAGTTCAAGGTATATCCGTTTTTATCTCCCCATGCTGCCCCTGTGTCCATAGTACCTGCATTAAGTTCCATTCCATTTACCATACCCATAGCAATAATCACGTTATGACCATTAGCAGCCAATTGTTGATTTAATTCTGCAAAGATAATTGTTTTAGTTGCTCCTAATAATTTAATTTCTGCTTGGTCAGCACGACTTAACTTATTATATAATACATTTATCGTTGGAGTGTAGTAAATAGTGCCATTTTCACGACTACCAACGATAGTATCTGTGGCATTTGAAACTCCAATTGGTAAACTGTATTTGTATAGACTACTTGTACCCATGTCTAAATCTGTTATTTCTCTAACTGTATTAGGTGCTACTGTTGTATCATAAGTGATAGCAAGAACTTCATCTAATACGGCAAAATATACTGCATTAATTCCACCACTTATTCTATTGCAATCAAGCGACCTTCCCCTTGTAAGTACTCCACATGCCATTTTATTTAATTTTTAAAGGTTAAAATTAGGGGGTTTTTACGCCCCCTTATTTATATTATTACGATACTAAAACGCAATCAGAACCAACTCCTGTTTGTGTTCCTGCTGAATATCTACATACCATTCTCATGTTATCTGAACCATCTAAAGAACTCATGTCAAGCAGATTTATACGAGGACTTGAACCTAACCCGTCCGATAATAAATCAGTCCCAAAGAATAAATTAGACTTCTCAGCTACAACGATTGCTGCATTTTGTAATCCATTAACTACTGCAATTTTAATTCCATTGAATTGCTTGTAATAGTCATCTGACATATTTCCATAAGGGAAACCTGTTAAAGCAGAAACTGCTTGGATATACATGTGCCAATTTTGTTGATTGATATAGATATGTAAATCATCTTTTCCAATTATAGTACCAGGCGTTGCATCAACTGCCACCTGTAAATCAGCTAAAATAGTTGTTGCTGTTGGAGCTACACCACCACCACCAGATAAAACTCCCTGAATAACTGTTGCATCATTACCTGCTCTTAACCAACCTGCTGCACCTGCACCTGTGAATCCGATAAAGTCACCACCTGCATTAGCAACTCCTGCCCAAATAGATGTTTCTGTTGCACTAGCTATGATTTCGCCCATGTAAGAAATTACATAGTCATCAAAACTTGCAGGAGGAGGCGCACCTGCACCTGCTCTCATTTGTAAAGCCTCCCAACTAGAAAGTAAATTAGCCTTGCAAAGTTGCAAATTAACTTGTAGATTAGCAGTAGTAAGCACCTTCTCTGTAAGGTCAAGGTCACCAGCCGTTGTGAAATCACAAGATGCTGCTGTAACAGGACCATTCCCTGCTGCATCTGCATTTAAATCCATTCTCTGGATATTGCTTTGTAATTTGATATTTTCTATCATTGTTAAGTAGTCTAAAGAAACTACTGATTGGAGAGCTGCCGAAATATAGAATCCCGCTGCCTTCCCCGTAAAATTTGACGTCACATTAAATGCCATGTTTTTTGTTTTTTAAGTTATTATTTATATAAGTTGTATAAGTATTTCTCCTGCTTAGTCATTCTTTTCATTTCTTGCTTAGTAGGAGTTGCTCTTTCAGAGCTAAATTTATTTGTATTTATTGGAGCTTCAGCAGGTTCTTTTGCTAAGTCCATTTTAAGTTTTTCGTTTTCAGCTTTTAAGATTTCTAACTCATCTTCTGCTGAAAATTCTACTACTTCTTTTGTAGTTATTGTTTTTGGATTTGTAGATGGTTCTACTGTTTCTTCAGCCATTTCTTCAACCTCATCATCACCACCTTCTTTATCTTCTTTCAGACTTGCTACTGCATCTTCTAGGTTCTGAATACGCTTTTCCATTCCTGCCCAATCCTCAACATCTGCTTCTTTCCCATCATCTTCTGCTGCTTCAACTTCTTCAACAGTATCTTCTTCTTCAGTTTCTGATTCTAAAACTTCAGAAACTACACCTTCTTCTTCTACTCTAAATGATACGCCTGTATCAGTCTTATATGTTCCGATTGGCACTAAAATAGTTGTGCCATCTTCTAAAAGTACAGAAACATCTACCCCTGCTTCTAATTCTTCAGCAGTAGAAACAAAAATAGTTCCACCATCTTCGCTTTTAGATTGCCATCCTAATTTAATTTCTTCTTCAACTTTATTCAAGCCAAGTGCTACTAATATTTGTTCTTTAATATCCATGAGTTATGTTTTAGGTTCTGTTATATAATAGAATTATTTTGATTCTGTTTGATTTTCGTTTATTATATCATTTAAAGCTGATAATATTTCTTCATTAGTTGGTTCTGTTTTTTGCATCGCCTCATATTTTGAAGTGAAAAAGCCCTCAATTGATAACCCTTTTATATCACCACTTTTTACCTTCTCCCAAAGGTCATCATTTGTTATGGTCATTTTAACGAACCAAGTTCCATTAGGCAAATCATATCCAAATAATTTTGACTTATCACTATCACCTTCCTTAATCCAACTCTCAACAGTTAGAACTCCTGATACTCTGTCTTGGTGTTGATATGTAGCCTTATGGTGATTGTTGTTTTTTAAATAACTATATGCGCATTTCTTTACAGTATCTTTACTAAAAAAAACATAGTAGTCAGAATCAGTATCAGCATCATATCTATAAATTGACTTTTCAGGGATAAGTGCAGGGCTGATTATCTCCCTTTTTTCAGTATCTATCTTAGCTAGAGTTAAGTTATTTTTAGCCTTACTCATGTAAACCATATTTTCTTCTATGGCAGGAGCTGACACTAAACTTATAGCATCAATTGCCAAAGATTCATTTGATTCATCAATTACAAGTTCAATTATTTGAGTAGTTGTTTCGTAATAGTCTTTATTGGCTTCTTCACATTCAGCTATTGAATCATATTCACAGCTTCCTGTTTCTCCCCATTTTACTTTTCCGTTTTCGCATTGTTCACATGGCATATTATATAATAGATTTAGTTAATATTTATTTGATTTTTGGTGTTTTTGTTATTTAACATAATATTTTAAAGAGTGTTAGTCTATATCTAGTATTTAATGTTATATCTTTTTTAGTACTAATATACTACTAACATCTTAAAACCCCTTAGAGAGCCTTAAAATGCTAAATAACTATATTGTAGCTCTTCGTCTAATATTTTCAAGTTGTGCCTGACTTGAGGTCATTTCATCCGTAACCACATAGGCTCTAGTTGCCTCTGGAGCTATGCCACCACCTAAATCAAAAGCCCCTGACATCATCTGTGGTGCAGGTATTTGAGGAGGAGGAGGGGCTGAACCACCACCACCACCACCACCAGGCTTTCCTCCACTTGCAATTTTAGCAATATTCATAGCTGCAAATGTTCCTGCTAGTGCTGCCATAGTAACAGGGTATGCTCCAAAAGAACCTGCTGTTGCTCCAACATTTGCATTAGCTGAATTAAAGGCATTAATTACAGATTGAGTTCCTGCCATTGTAGCTTGTGCAATTGCGGCTGCCTTTGCTATTGCAGTTCCTTCTCCTGCTGCTGATGCAATTGCTTGAAGCCCTTGATTAGCCATGCCGAGTTCAAAATCTAGCTTAGATTTAGCTAGTGCCTTTTTCTTGTCTGTTGCTTTCTTGTCTGCATCTACTCCCTTTAACCTATATTTTTCATCTATTGCAAATATCTCTGATTGTTGTGCCTCTTCTAGCTCTGCAACTGATTCACCTAAAGCTATCTTACCCTCTATGATTGCATTGTACTTGTCATAAATAGCGTTTTGCTCTTGGTATTGTGCTTCTAATTGTGAGTTATTAAATTCATCTAATAAAGCAGCAGCATCAATAGTTAGCTTATTTACTCTCTCAGTTTCTAAGTCAATTAATTCTTGTATTTGCCTTTTCTCTTCATCTACTTTTTCTTGTAATAGGGCTGCTTCTTCTTTAATTTTCTCTGCTCTTTTGTTGCTGCTTTCTAACCTTTTAGCTGCACCCTCTGCTTCTATTGCATTAATCTTGTTATTTAATTCTACCTGTTTAGTTGCAGATTCACCTCTTATATTTGCTAAATCAATTTCTTTTTGTGCTACAGCATCTAAGGCTTCAGCCTCTGGGTCAAGTATTTTATCTATTCTTTCCTGTTCTATTCTAACGCTTTCTTCTGCATTTGCAACTCTTTGGTTTAATAAATCATTTTCTATTTTGAAAGCCTTTTTTGCTGCATTTAATCTCTCTTCTTCTGACTTTGTAACATCTTCAGCTATTAGTTTTAGTTCTTCAATATTTGCTCTCTGTTGTGCTGTTTCCACATTTAATTTTCTTTGTGAGTCTATGAGCTTTTGCTGTGCCTTTTCTAATAGAATTGAAGCAGAAACATCTAAGAGAATTTCAGTACCTATGTCCTTAAAACTATCTCCCATATCCTTTAGCCCTGCTTTTACATTTCCACTTAATATCTTTGCTAATCCTCCCCCAAATTTAGCTATTCTATCACCAATAACACTTACTGCTGCTCCAATACCTTTAAATGCAACTTCAAGAAGTTCAGCTCCTTTCTTAGTTTTAGTAAAAAATAAAGCTAATGAAGTGAAAGCAACTAAAAGCAATCCTATTCCTGTTGCTGCTATTCCTGTTTTCATTACTGTAAATAAAGTCTTTGCCCCTTTCCTTATATTTCCACTAAACATCTGCTTAAGCCCAAGACCTGCTAATTGAGCTTGAAACTTTATTTGTTTCAGTCCATTCATCATTATTTTAGAAACATCTTTGAACTTATCTTTTATTCCTCCGATAGTTATTCCAAAAGCTCCAAAATTATTTGTTAGCTCCTTAGTTTCTTTAGATACCTCACCAATATTTGACTTAATTTCTGCTTCTAATACTACTTTATCTGATGCCATAGTTTTATTTTATAAAGTTACCCCTGTTCTTATTTCTGTTATTCTAATTGTAGCTATCCATTCTAAAATCATATCTCTTGCGCCTGTAACAGATAGTTCAAAATCACTACCTGTAACAGTATTTTCTGTACTCCATCCTGTTGTACTCCCTGAATCAACAATAGCAGTTTGTGACCTACTAATACTTAACGTGCCTGAAGCATTTTTAACCACCCCTCTTTCAACCCAAGACTTATAATCACCTACCGCACCACCTAGATTTGCACCCCCAACTCTAACAGCTAAAATTTCAGATTGAAAATAAAAAACGCTGTTTTCAATAGGCTGAAAAAAACTATCTACTGTATTATTTAAATTGGCTAAATCAGGGACATTACTAGTAGTTTGAACTCCATAAATTAAAGTGATATTCTGCCTCTCACCTAAAATGTCAGCGCCATTATTCCCACCTAAGACTATTGAGTTGCGGGTCGTTGAACCTCCCAAAGTTCCATAAACGAAAGTATTGCTAACTCCGTTGGCAATTTGATTTTGACTTCCGATTATAATATTGTTTCTAGATAATCCCCCTACTGAATTACTATCACCCATAATATAGGTATTCGTAGTTCCTGTTTGTACCGTATTTCTTGAGCCTTGTACGTTATTATCTTCTTTATTTAAATTAAGTCCTAAATTTGGAGTAAAATTAAAAGCCATACATAAGCCACTAGACTTATCGTAAGTATATCCATACGCTTCGCATTGGGTTTGAGTTGGAATTAAATCGTTTGTTGTTCCGTCAGTAAAAGAAACATCTCCAATCGCTGAAACTGAAAAAGGTCTTATCGGTATATTTCCTATAAATGGTATGCTCATAATTAAGGTACTAAAATAAATTCTACTGTTGCTAACTCATTTGGATTGTAATTAATTTTATTGACTCTAAATTTTTGGTTCTTTATAATTACGGTGTCGTATAGGTTGAATCCTGAAATATCTCCTGCTGTTAAATTTACTTTTAAGCTCATAGTTCTTGTGTCAGGGTGATATAACTCTTTAAAATAAGGCAGCCAATATGTATTGAATAAATTATCTGGAACACTCTGTAATGATGATGGCACTAATTGACATTCCCCAAAATTAAAATCTACCGTTGTTCCAGGAACGGGTGGTATTGCTGACAGGTGACTAAATTGTAAAAAAGTAGTTGCATTTTCGCTAGTACCTCCATTTTGAGGAGGTATATAATAACTCGTACTACCTCCTAAAGACAGGTCAACTATGCCGTTATTATACATTATTCTAGGACTGTTTTCAAAACCTTCAGAAGTTCCATCATCAGGATTGTAAGAATAAATAGCGGGTGTTATTAATTGCCCATATAGAGGCATTAAAGGCTTCACAACGGTTGCTGCAAATGGTTCTGCTTCTATATCCTTTGTTCCATCTAAAATTGTAAATCCTGAAGCATCATATACCTTACTTCCATATAAATGTCCATTTACTGAATTTTTATAATTTTGAAAAGCATAATCGTCATCATCTTCTACAAATTTAAATATTGTTTTTTTGTCTAAATCTGTTAAAGGTTTTAATTTTATTTGCGTTAAATCTATTTTATCCGTCCAATCGTGAGCAATACTTCTATCCTTTAAAGATGTTCCCGCGGTGTTATTTATAAATACATCAGAATATGGCTCAATTATAATATTGCTAGGATTTGATTTGTCAGGAATAGCTACCAAATTAAACATTGTCATAATACCTTTTAGAAATTCCCACTGTCCTAATTCCCCTCTAAGTGTTTGTAATAATGTTTCATTAGTCGTTTCACTAAGTGAGGTTGTAACTGTTATGAGCGATGGGGTAGCTGGTGGATTAAAAGCATCTAATACTCCATCTAATTCATACGTCCCTATACCTGACTTAGCTTGACATAGTACAGTGTCTCCTGCTGATAGTGTAGGAATACCACCTACTCCTGTTGTAAAACTCCCTGAATAAGTCAAAAACGGTGAAGTTGAGGTTGCATAATCTACAGGGGCGCCATTAACAAGCCATTGAACTTCTATGGTGTCAGATAATATAGACCTATTAAATAGCATAGCATAATTAACCGTTAATACTTGCCCATCTTCTTGGGCTGTAAATACTCCTGCTGAATAGCCGAAGTTAGCGTCTAAAGGATTACCCCCAACTGCCAAAGGAGTTCCATCACCATAATTCATTTCATCAAATGGCAACGTAGTATAAGTTAAAGGTATATTAAAATCTAAAGCCTTTGTTAAGTCACCAAGTGAATTAAAGACCACAGGAGCATTGTCAGACCCCCAATTAAAATCCATGTACAGTTTTTTAAAGTCAACTGTATTAAAAAAGGCACTTGTATATGAAAATGGAAATGGTGATGATACACTACCTTGATTAAATATTCTATCAATTAAATATTTAACTTGAATAAAAGGTCTAAACACTTGTTCTAAAGAACCTAATTCTGGCATATTTGCAATCGGTGTTCCTGAGCCATCGGCTACTGTCATTTGGTGAGTCCAATCTACAAAAGGGTATTTAACAGTGTCGTTATTATTTCTAAATGAACTCGTAAAAAAGGGAGGAGCGTTTGCGGAGTTCAGCCAAGTTATTCCAGAAAGAGGAGCATCGTTCCAACTAACTTTTATTTGTATTTTCTCATAATCGTGGTCTAACTCTGTAAAATCTAAATCGCTAAACTCTAAATTACCTAATACATCGGCTAAAGCAATTGCTTCAGAATATAAGTTTATATTATAACTCGTTTCACCATTTTTTTCCGTTATATCAATAAGTCTTAAATACCCTTCAAATAAAGTGAATCCATCTTGCTTTAATAGAGCTTGAGTTCTTACATAAGGATTAAATATTACGCCATCATCTGCTCTAGTTATTTCAAATACATTGTCAAATATTTTATTGTTTCTTTTCGTAGCGGGAACTTTAAAAGCCTTTGAATATGATTGTACTTTTTCAGCCGCATTTTTAAAATCATCAATACTTAAAGTAAGTGGTATATTTTCATCTTCATATAGGTCTAATATTACCTGCCCATCACTTAAAATATTAGTTGTAAAGCTAGGGCTTTGTCCTTGCTCAAATAATATTAAATTTTCAATATCACAAATATCATTTACCCCCGTTTGTGTATATGCTATTATTAAATGACAAGTAGTGTTAGTTGCCGTAAAAGAAATAGGAGTAATTGCTGCTACATTTGTAACGCTATAATTAATAGAAACTTGTGTAGCCCCATCGTAAACAGCCATAGTCAATTGTCCCGTTGTTGAGTTTGCAAAGTTTAAATTTAACTCATAAACCGTTCCAATATTTAATCCTGTTATTCTTTGATAGACTCCTGTTCCATCAACAGTATTTTCTCCCGGAAGCTTTAAAACTCCCGCAGTTACGAATGGTGATTGTACCCCCCCTGTTACCTTAAATCTTTGCCAGACTCCAAAAGCAGGAGTATTTAAAATCCCTATAGCAGGAAAATTAAATGAAGGAAATACAGCTATAGCCCCTGACGCACTAAGAAAAAGTTGAGAGTCTGAAGCCATATTATTCCCCGAACCCATAGCTATTACATTATACTGCCCGTTATAAGTTTGTGGAAATACTATTAACTGAATACTCATATTATATACTTTGGGTTCTTAGGGTCTTAGTCTTTTCTATTGTAAAACTGTATTGTATCAGATTGTCATTTACTTTGGTTTTTCTATTAAATCCTTTAGAGCTTATGGTTACGGGAGTTACATAATTATTTAAAGAAGAAAATGGCTGGTCTGTTTGGTAACCTTCTAATAAATAAACTTCAGGGCTGTTAGTCAGTTCCTCAAACATTACATTGAAATCTTCGCTTACAAAATCAGTGTTAATTGTTATTGTTTCTGTTGCATTTACTCTAAATGTTTTTTGTCCTCCTCTGTGACTAGACACTCGGTAGGTAGCTTCATTCCAAGAACCCTCTAGCTGAGTATATGTCGTTCCTTTTGTTTTATATGAACGTGATGATTTTTTTATAAAAGTATAATAATCCCAAGCCCCCCATTGATTAAGCCAACAAAGCCTTATTGGTTCAAAGTTTTTTTGTTGAGGACAATTTACATTTATTTTAAGTTCTTGTAAACTTAAACCTAACCCAGTATCTAAAGCCCTAATTCTTATATGTCCACCCTCTAGCTGAGCCGCTGTAGGAATCATTGATACAGCACTCCAATTTTGTAAATTACCCGGAAAACACCCAAGAAATATAATTTGCTTAGGAGCATCTAGCAACCATTGACTATAGGCTCCTGAACCCGTCCCCTTTCCTAGTGTAACGGAAACTCCAATTTGAACATTATCACTATCCCAATAAGAAATATTAAATCTATTAACTTTGGTAGCCACCGAATTATTTGGTTGGTAAAAAGCTATTGTTCCGTAATCATTATAATTTGCGTATTGCTCCATTGGAGCGTTGGTTAAATATCTTCTAGTATTAAAGCCAGGATTGAATTGTATGGTTTCGTAACCGAAATTATTATTAAATTCATTTATAACATCGGTGTATTTTACATACCCATTAAAGATACTATATTCATCAGAAGGTATTTCAGTACCGTCAGACCTTCTTACTACGTCATTATTCTGTTCATTCGCAGCATTGGTGGCTCCCATAAATTCTACATAAAAATTCAATACCATAAAACTAACGCTATGAGTTGCTAAAGACATCTTATCAATAATATGCATAGGGTAAGTATTTTCATTTACGAAAGTTCCTTTGTATGAAGGCCCTGAACTACCGCTATTATCTGTATGGCATCTATTGTCAGCGGCTACATAGTTCTCAATTACATTTCTTAAATCAAATATTCCAACCCCTGCATTATTTGGGGTGGCTTTGAAAGTTCCTACTAAATGGGTGCTAGTTCCAATAACAGGCATTGTATCGTTACTTATATGAACCTCAACACAAAATTTTACTTTTGTTTCCGTTGCTACAGCGTCAGCATTTGAAACTGTAAAAATTATTTCTTGCCCTACGGGAACCTCATTGTAAATCGGTTGCTGTTCTATAATTGATGCTGCCATGATTTTTTATTTTACTGTTGTGGTTTGTAGTTCTTGTATTATATCTTCTTTAACTGCTCCTAATAATTCCTTTCCAAATTTCTTCATTCCTAACATTAAAGAGTTCTGAAAAAAACTGATTCCATGAATACCTTTAATCCATAGAACTTTAACTATTGCTATTTTAAGCCCTGTTGTTGTCATATATTGACCTCCTGCACTTCTTGGCTGTAAGCCTTTCTTTTTAATAAATGAACCTATTCCTTTGTATATTCCATTTTTCTTTCCCTTGCCGCTTCCATATTGATATGGGCTATCCTTTCTGTTGCCTTTCCAATCTATATAATGCCTTCTACCTCCCCAACTTCCCTTGTGTTCACCTGTCTTAATTTTACCCCCTGCTCCCTTAACCCCTTTATCCTGAAAAGCTCCATAATCTGCCATGTAAAATTGCACTACAAAACCCTTTCCATCTGGAACAACTTTAAAGTCTATTGACTTCTCTAAATTGCCACCTCCCTTGCCACCCTCTTTTAGATTCTTTTTAGCATTTCTAACTACTTCTTTTCCAAAGCTATTTAATTGATTCTTTAAATTAGTGAAATCAATAGCTGCCATTAGATAGAGGCGGTAAATATTTCAACTCTAGGGTCAAAGCTTACTCCTACAGGTGTTACTTGTATAGAAGCTAAATTTAGCATCGTTCCAAAACTAGGAGCACCGACTTCCCCCAAAGCAACCGCTTCGGCTTGGGATAGTATGTGAGAGGTTCCGGGAGTTAGTAAAACCGTATAGCTAGAGGTTGTGGTTTGTATTGCTAATTCTATCCACCCTGCTGAATCTAAGTTCGTTACTCGTACATACTTACACCTATCAACGTCAATAGCTCCTGCTGAAGTATAAGGACTTGCTGCGAAAGTTGCTATTGTTGTCGTTTGCGAATTTACACAAGTTACCACCCTTTCAAATGTATCTTGTATATCTACTATTGTTAAATTGTTTGCTGAACCTCTTTGAGCGCCATTGATTACTATTGCCTCTGAAATTGTTACTGTTAAATTTGCCATTTTTTAAATTTTTATTTTTATTCTTGGTGGAATTATTGTTATTTCTACTTTACCTATCTTTATCTTATTTAATCTCTTTAGCATCTCAATCATTAGTAACCTGCTCCTGCATCAGTTACAGGAATAGTACAAGTATCAAAGTCATTCATTACTTTAACATTTAACTGAAACACTTGACCACATAGTAGGTTGTCAAATCTCTCACTAAAAGGCTCTATTGTGAATTGGTCTTGTGTGAAATATAAAGGATAATTAATATCATTTACACCTGCTAAAGATTGTCTTGTGCTATGCCTTAACATTC